TAACCTAGGTCCAGACACTGACCTGTTATTTGTTCTGGTGCCTCCTCTAGTGCTGGTATTTCTTCTACATACCCCACCTGTATTCTTTCTCCTATTTTTGTTTCTGAACAAAACACCTTTGCCCATTTACTTGTATCTGGTAATTGTTCTAATTCTGTATCTCTGTCCACTATTGTTGTAGTTGCCATAATAAATTCCTCCTTATTTTATATATTCAAATGTGTTCGTTATTGCATTCCAACGAACTTCGTAACTTGTTATTAATCTGTATTTTTGAGTTATTTCATCAAAAATTATTGGCTGAGTATTTGTTCTCAGCATATTTCTGCTTTGTAATACTTTGTCTGTATTGCTAGCCATTTCCATACAAAAACGCTGTTTTTCCGCCCAATGCTCAATAGTAATTTTGAAATCTTTCATAAGAGGTATTGCGTTTTCTGACTTTAGAACACTATCGAGCGGTGTATTTATAACCCTGCATGGAAATATACTTTCGGTTGTCGGTGTTGTTAATACCGCTTCTGTTTCGTTTTCATTATCATCTTTTATTTGTGATAAATTATCAAATAATAAGTCTGACATATCCTTAGTTGTAAATTCTTTCATTTGCATACCTCCATGAAAAATTTATTTAGTTTTTTCTTTACTATCTCGCAATTTTCTTTTCTTGTTTTGAACTCGGCATCTTCTAAAAAGTGATTTCCGCTTTGCTCCTACAGCTACATAAAACTGCGTACCATTTATAGTTGTAATTGGATAATTCAAACTTCTTCCTGCTTTGTGAACAGGTATATACCATTCTGTGTATCCAGTTTCTTTAAAATGCTTTGTTTTTCCTATATGTTCTTTTTCGGCAAATTCACCGGTTCCAAAGTACTCAAACCACAAATATGACTGATTATTTTCAGTTTTAAATTGCTCAGGGTCAGCATAAACTTTTCCTTTAACCTTCATAGTGGATGTTTCTATCATTTCAACTAAAATACCATTAGAATTATGACCTCTTTCTAGTCTTATTGCATATCCTTGAATATTTTTTAAAATATCCTCAACGCTTTCTTGAACCTTGCTAGGTAATTCTTTGATTATAGTATTTATTTTCTTTTCAAGCTTGTCTAAGCCTTTGATTTCACACTTAAATTTAACCATTGTATTTCCTCAACTTATATAAAATTGATTTTCCTACTTGTGGACTATCTGTTACAACATAATCTGGGACAAATTCTTGTTCGTATGATATATCTGTTAGAGATATTCCATTGCCTTTTTTTATGTTATATTGCCTGTCTGTTCTTGCTTTTAATATACTATAATCAATTTCTCCAGCAGAATTTCTGTCAAGTTCATTTATGTCTTGCTGTAAATTAAGATATGCAATTCCATCTATATCATCATTGTCAGTTAGTTTTTTTAGAGACTCCTCGTTCAACTCTTTTACAGTCATATTGTCTACTTCTGCAAGAGTTAATACTTTTCCTTTATACTTCCATTTCTTAGATTTCTCACCATGTTCGTTAATAGTCTCATATTCTGATATCCATACTTTTGTTAGATTCTTTAACAACATTATTTCAACCTCCTAAGACCGTTTTTTATAATGTCACTTCTTAATCTTTCAGTGATATCTTCATATGAATATGACTCTCCACCTTCACCAGATGATGTCATTCCCTCTACACCTCGACGTATATATGTAGCTTTTACAGCTTTTTTGATATATGAAAATAGTTGTGTTTCATTTTTATTATTTGAAATATCAAAGGCAATAGAACTTATTTCCTCCAATATATCTTCTAAGACATCTTTATCGCCTCTATAATTAGCCCCTAAATCAGCTATTATTTTATCTAGATTACTTCTTTGTGGTTTTTCTTCCATTCTATTGCCCTCCTTGATTATTCCTGTGGTGTAGTTAATTCTTGAATAGTTTTTTCTAATTCTGCTATTTTGGATTTTGCTGTCTCTAATTCACTTTGAAGTCCTATTTTTTCTCCTTCTAACTTATCGCATTGTTCCTTTAATGCTTTAGCATTATTAGGTGTTTTACTTGCTTTTTCTAATTCTTTCTTAACTTTCTCATATTCTTCATACGATACTGTTTTATTTTTCGCATTTTCAATTAGTTTGCCCTCATCATCATAGATATCGTATCCAGCTTTTGTATATCTGTCTTTTGTAGCTTTATCTACTTCATAAACCTTGTTTTCTTTCTTTGCTTTCATTGTTTTTCCTCCTATAAAATAGTTGTAGAGGCTTTCTAAGCCTCTACGTTAAATGCCATTCCGCAAGCTTTATTTTCAATCATAAAGCTATCCCAGAATTTTCTGTTTTGATATAAATACTTGTCTGCTGTTCTTGAGTCGTGACCTGGTGTAAAAACATTTATGTAAGAATATTTTTGTCTTGATACTTGGCAAGATGGATGACAAAGCATAATATTTATTTGTTTTGCTGTTTCATCAGCTACACAACCATCTGTAAAATTATACGCTGTTTTAAATCTTGCGCTTGGTACTTTAATTATTTTTACGTCTTCAATAGAATGTACCCTTCTATCAATATTGTTTGCTTTTGATACATCCAAAGTTCTTTGAATTGCATCGGCTTTCTTCAATAACTTGTACATATCAGAAGTAAGTCTTAGTTCTCTACCTTCTTCTGGTACACCTAAATCGTCCATTTCTCCCATTCTGTCGTCAAACCAATCCAAAATATTAGTTTTGTCTAATACTGTCGTATCAACTTTTGCTCCACTATCTTTATATTTTGTAGCTTCAGCATATAATTTTGAATATACATAAGAGTCTGTTTCGGGAATAACCTGTTCATTTTCAAATGTATTTGTTAAGTTAGCCATCTCTAAAACTAGATTTGTTTCGTCTACATCCATAGGGTCTATAAATAACTCTATATCTCTATCATGTTCTAGTTTCTTTGGTTCCCACTCATTCGCTACTGTTCCACTATTGAACCCTAATGTATTTCTATTGTGATCTCTGTATCCGCTTACTGTAATTTTAGGTAATTTTATTGTTTGTGCGTTAATAAACTTAACGTTTGGGTTAGAGTTAAATAAGCTGTTACTTGTTAACTCTCTTGCATATTTTTGTTGTAATTCTCTTTCAAATTTTTCTGCATAATTATAAGTTGCCATATTTTATTTCTCCTTTATTAATTATTTCCAAAAGCTTGAGATATTCTAGTGTCAGTACCAGCCTTCTCAGGATTTGGATTGTATGGTGGTTTTTCTTTACTCCACTCATTTACTGCTTTTTCAACTATTCTGTCTTGAATAGTTTTTATAGTTTTTGTTTTTTCTTGTAATTGCTCTGCTGTCATGTTTTCATAATCGAATAAATTCAAAAATTCTGGGTCAAATGCAGTTTCTGGATTTGTTGCTATTTTAATTGCCTCATCTTTTAAATCTCTAGCATTTAACTTTTTTTGAATATCTTCATTTTCTTTTTGCTGTTTCTGTAGCTGATATTGTAATTTTTCAGTTTCGCTCATTTGTGCCAATCTTTCAGCCTCTGTTTTTTCTTGGTCGTTTTTTGCTTTCCAAGTTTCTTGTGCTGTTTGAATAGCTTTTTGAACTCTCCTGTCAAATTCTGCTTGATTTTTTCCATCTTTTAAGAAATCATCAAATGTTACAGGATTATTATTTGTTGTATCCTGATTGTTTGCTCCCACTGGTTCTTGATTTGCCCCAGCATTAACATTTTGATTTGTATTATTGTCTTGTCCTTCCATGTTTTTCTCCTTTTGCCCCAGTCATTGCATAATTGCCCCAACCATTGCTTTTAAATTCTGTTGTTCTTTTTAGCCTGCAATCAGTAAAAAGGCATAAAAATAAGAGCCTGTCGACTTGGCTCTTGAATTTATAATTATAAAAATTTTGATAACTTATTTATTTTTCTTGTAGTCATATATCGCACAGCCTATTAGCAATCCTAATTCTGTCAGTATTGTAAAAATTATTCCACATATAAATGGATTTATGTACATATTGTTCCCTCCTCATCTACATTATCGTTCTTCTAAGTTTTATTATTAGGTTTGTATCTACTGTTTGTGTAATTTCCATTTCTTTTATAAAATTTATTTCTTTATCATTTATAAAAAGTCGTGTACAATTATTATTCTTTTCTACTCTAAAAGTATCTAATTCTCCTAATTCATATTTTTCTTCTACTTCTTTCATTATTTGTGTTAATATCATATTATTTCATCTCACTTTCAAACATTGCTGTATAATTTTTAGTAATATCGAAATTTACTATTTCTGCTGGTGTTAATACTGCATTTATTGTAATACTGCTAACCATTTCTACATCTTTACTTATATCATCTGCTCTTCTGATTAATTCTTGTCCTATTGCTTTTATTGATTTATTTATATCTTCTTTTCTAGTTATTGTTATAATTTCTTTTGCCATATCCTTACCTTCTTTCTATAAAAATAGCACCTACTTTTTAGTAAGTGCTAATAATCCCAACCATCTTCATATTTGGGTTTATATGTTTTGTTTTTCCTTATGCATTTATCTATTGTTTTTATAAGTTTTTCTTTATTTCCTTCAAAAGACATTAAAGGAAAACCTTGTGGAAATACTTTTTCATATTCATCTAATTTTCTTTCAACTTCCTCATCTAATTCATCAGGATCAAACATTATTCTATCCTCCTTATTAAACCATCAAATGCTTTTAATGTGTTGGGCAAATACTTATTTACTATTTGCAAATATTGTATATCATTTCCTCCTGCTATTGCAAATAAATTTGCAAATGTTTCCTTTTCTAGCATGTTTTCTTTATACCAATATTCGTTTTCATGATAAAACCTTCCTCTTATCTGATTTTGAGTTACACCACTAAATATATCACTTAATTCTGCATAATCCTTATATCTTTTATTTTCGAACATTTTTAATATTTCGTTTTTATGTTCAAATATATTGTGTTTATCTTTTTCCAATGCATCCATCAGTTCTCCATTGCATGATATATTCTTGTTTTTGTAATCTACTGCATGTCCTACTTCATGTCTCATTGTTCTTTCTTTTAGTTTTTGACTCTTATTGTCCCAATCGTTTCCTAAATAAATAATTCCTTCACGATGACCACTCAGTTCTCTGTTATACCTCTTTATGTCTTTTGCTACATCATTCAGTGCTATAGATTTTATCTTTTCGTTTTTAAATGCTTTTTCGACAATATCGTCTTTATTTGGAATATCTCCTTTAAAATTGTTTATAAAATTCTTTACTTTCTGAACAATTTTAAATTCATCGTTAAATTCATCATTATTTTGTTTTATATATACAATATAACTTCTGCAATAATGAAAATGATGTGTTATCGGTGGTAAGTTTAGTCCTAAAACTAAACCTTTGCATTTTATTTTTTTAATTCTTAATTCCTTTTGTGTTTCTCCATAGTATCTATTGAATATATTTTCTTTATTGATATAAAACTCTTGCCCATCCAAGCTATTGCACATTTCTGTTTCTTTTCCATCTATTATTGCAATAAATTTGACTTTAGCGTTATTGTCTAATTTCTCTATTCCCTTTGCTTTAGCCAAGTTGTTCATTCCCACAAGTTGCATATCTATAAAACCAGATATTTTATCACTATTTATACACAATTTTTGATTATTCTGCCCTTTAATTATTCTCTGAAACTCATTATTTTCGATTTCTAGCTCTTTTTGTTGCTGTATATTAATAAGTGTTTGTCTGTACATTTGACTAGCGTTATTTCTTATTGTTATTTCAATATATTGTTCAAAATTAAATCCACTGTAATTTGCTTGTTCCAAAAGATATAAAAATAAAGCCATATCTAATACTGATATTTGCTTTTTCTTCTTCAATATATTGTTAACTTCTTTTTGCCCTTCCATATAGTAATAATTTGTATCTTCATACATTATTTGCTTTTCATATTCGTCTAACTTGTTCTGTTCTTCTATGTATGCTCCATATATGTATAATTCTAGTATTTCACTATTCTTTACTCTAGTTCTTGAATATATGTTCTTTGCTAAAGCTCCAAAATAACCTTTGAGTAATTTTTTATCTTTTAGTTCTTCTATATATACATTTGCCTCTTTTTTTGTTTTAAAATCTGCTATACTATATAAATTATCACTATTTAAGTTTAGTATCTTGAATATCGTTTGAAGGTTTCTTTGTGTCTGCTTGTTTACTCTTTGATACATCTGTTTTAAGTTCTTCATTTTTTGATTGTGGTAATCCCATGTCATTTATATTATTACCTCCAATTTCTTGCATATTCTCTAAGTTTTTCTGCATATTTTCTTGGTTTTGATTATCTATTTTTTCTAACTCTGACACACTGTCTAGGTCATCTGGCAACATGTCAATTATAGTTTCATCACTTAATAATCCTCTTAGTTTCAATGCTCTTTCTGTCTCTGTCTGTTTGTCGGTTGGCAAGTTTCTTTGTAAATCTATTTTTATACTTCTAAAGTCATATTTTTTATTTTTTCTTTTATTTATTCTGTCTATTATTGTTTCCCAACGCCTTAATATCGCTTTTTTGAATTGCTTATCTGCTTGAGTTATCATTTGCTCTAATGCAAAGAATTTCCTATCTAAGGCACTTGCATTATCTGCATTTGTAAATCCTAAATCTGTTATGTTTGGTACCCCACTTATCATTGCAATTAAATCAATAAGTGTCTTTTTATGATTTTGTAATGCTGTATCTTGTATATTTTTCTCAACCCAAGCTATATCTCCATCTTCCCCTGGCGTATAAAAAACTGGCATTTTTAAAGTTGTTTCATCTTCTTGTTTTCTCAATGGATTAAGCTTCATTTTGTAGTTACCCTCTTCATCTTTCACTTTGTTTCCATCCTTGTCCAACTCATTAATTAATAAATCATTTTCAGGAATATATCCTGTTACTTTTAATTTTGCCTCATCATTGTACTTAAATGTATTTCTACTATTTTGTATAACTCTTTCATAAGCACAAATTAAAGAGACTACCAATTCAAAACTTGATAGTCCCATTTCATTTTCTATTGCTATACAAGGAAGCATATTCCATTTTCCTTTTTCGCGTCTGTTTTCATCTTCTCTTAATTTCTTTTGATCTTCTGGTGTTGGAGAATAATACCTCTTTCCGTTTACTGTTGTTAATTCTACTATTGTAATATCATTATTATTAGTGTTCTTCTCTGTCCACTTTCTCAACTGGCCAATTTGCTGCACTGGTGTTGAATAATCAAATATTCCTATTGTATTTAAAGCACTTTGATTAGTATATACAACCTCATTTTCATCATTCTCATAAAGTACCTCATAACATCCTCTCATTCCAAAATAGTCAAATACTAAGTTAAAGAACTCACTTCCATCGTCATTATATTTACTTATATAATCAATTAAAGTTTTTAATTCTTCACCCTTATTATTGTCTATAGCGAAAATTTTATTTAATAATTGCTTTATAATATTTACTTTCTTTTCATCAGATATCTTTTCTACATCATAAATTGGTGCTTTTCCTGCAAAATATCCTGTTACCATGGAATTTATGTAATTTTCAAATGCAACTTTAATATTGTTGTCATCTATACTAACTAATTCTGAATAATTTGCTTTTCTCCTTATTCTTTCATATAGTTTTTTTCTATTTTCCCATTCAGTTTCTGCTATTGATAATATTTGTGCTACGCTGTTTGGGTCTTCTAGCGTATCTTTGTTCCACTGTATCATTTTTACCTCCTAAACTGGTCTTGTGTATCCAAATTGTATTTGTTTTTTGTTTTGTGATGTATATATTGCATATCTTATTGCATCTTGTACATCATCAAATAGCTTTATTGGTTCATCTGTTTTGTCTTTCCAAACGTACATATATATTTCATCTTTAAATCTTTTCACTGCTGTTCTTAATATATATAATCTCTTTGACTTATATAACGTTGCCACAGCCTCAATTCCACTTAGCACTGCTTTATCTGCATCAATTGCTTTTATATGTTCTCTTTTAAATCTTTCGATATATTCAGGTCTTGCTGTATCGCAGTAAAATGGAATATTGCCATATTTTTCTTTTATTTTTTTAGCTTCTTTTACCCAAAAATCTATTTCTTTGAATTGTTCTGCACTTTCTTCTATCAAATAATAATTTCCTTTGTCGTCTATTCCTATAACTACTATTGCACCAAAATGAGAATATCCCCAGTCTACTCCTGCTATATATTTAACAAAATTAATACCTTCAATACTGTCTATATAATGTATTTTTTCGTTAAAATCACTATATACAATTCCTTCTGGTGTTACCCAATATCCATGTATATCTCTGTCTGTAAAAACTCCACTTGGCGTTGTAGCAATAATATTGTTTATATATCTTTGACTTAAAAATGTATTGTCTGTAAGTTCCCAATGTACCTCTTTAATGATTTTTCCATCGGCAGTGTCTATAAAATCCTTTTTTATATAATGCTCTGGACTATCTGAGTTAGTATCCATTATTATCCTTGCACCTTCTCCAGAACATCTTGATTTTATTTCGTACATTACTTCTTTATTTGCCATTGTGCCTTCGTTTATGTATGCTCCAAATGCTGTCATTCCTCTGATACGTCCTAAATCATTTATTTTACTATGTCCAAAGCAACAAACCTGAACTCCAAACAAAACAAATCTATTGTGCTTGTCTAGTTTTAATTCAATATCATATTTATTAGTTATTTCTATTAATACGTTTCTTTGTAAACTTCCCAAATCTGCTCCAGCAAGAATATATTGTGGCAATGGAATGTGAAGCTTGTCTGCTATCTTTCTAACTCGTCTTAATTCAAATAGAAATAAATCATTGTCTACTACTGTTTTTCCACTTCTCTTAGCTCCATGGTTTATAAGCATAAAAAAATCAGTATTAAAAGCAAAATTTAACACTTCTTGTTGTTTTGGAGAATATAATTCATCAATCATTTTTAAACTCTCCTTCTAATTTGCTTAAATACTGGTCTATTTTATTTTCTTTGCTGTCTTCTTTCTGAACATTCAATATATCGCTTATATCTTTCAATGCAGATGTAAGCTCTTTTAATCCTTTTCTATCGATAATATCTATGTATGATTTTATTTCTTCATCTTCTTGTATTGTTTCTTTTTTGGGTTTATTACATTTGTAATCATACTCTATTGTTTTTGTTTTCTTTTTATTTCTTGCTAAATGCATATTAAGTTCACTATTAGCTTGTACTATTTTTGTCAACAAGTCATTTGCTACATCTTTTACTTGTAATATCTTTTTAACTTCTTTTTCAACTTCTCCTTGTATAACTTTTTCTACAATTTCAGTACTCTTTTTGTCCTCTTTTAGTACTTTTTTTTCTTTCCATCCGTTTAGTACTTTTTTTGGTACTTCCGTTTATAGATATTCCCTTGTCTTTTAGAAAGCTACTTACTGATTTATAGTTGCTTAATATATATTCTTTTTCTAACTGCTTCCAGTCATATTTTGCCACCCCTATTCACCTACTTTGTTTCTGTCTTTATTTATGTAATTGCGTATATTTGTAATTTACGGTTCAAAATATTTTTCTTTTTCTTTTAACGACATTTTGTCATTATAATAAACTTTCTTATAGCTACTCCACTTAAAGCCTGCCTCTTTAATAATTCCTCTACATTCAAATGTCGTTCCTGATACTTCTTTAGCATATTTTAAATCTAGGTTAACTGTTTTCCCTTTAATTATTCCATGTTTAACTTCTATCGTTCCTTGTACTTTTCCTTTTACTCCGTCATATTGTGTACTTGCTGGTCTTAAACGTACATTCCCATCATTATCACTACAAGCTATAAGAACAGATTTATTCGCTTCCATGCTCCTAGATAAATAAAGTTCCATTGATTTTCCTTTTGTTAATATACTCTTTTTGTCTCCTATTGTTCTTGTAGAAGATTTTGCTCCTCTTCCCCCCATTACCTTTTCATCCTTTCTGTTACTTTGTTTTTATAGTAAATTACTTCTATGTCTCCATAGTCATAATCTAGTTTGCCACCATATATTAAAATAGCAGATGGCTTAATTCTTTTAATAAGCTCATCTACTCCATCTTTCCATATTCTTAATGCTTCCTTGTTTTGTTTTATTCCTATTGTACTTATACTTACTATACTTCCCTCAGGTATTCCATCAAAACAAAACTCAAATGTTTCTTTCTCTGCCCAACTTAGTGTAGGTATTACTTTTATACCTTGTTTTTGATAATATTGTCCTATTAATCTACTACGATATGTATTCCATATTTTCATCGCCATTGGCATATCCATATACAAACTAAAATCTGGACTAAATATACAATCATATTGTTTTAGAACATCTATATATTTATTTGGTCTGTTCCAAACTCTTTCAAATTGATAGTCATCTAAATAAAAATGTATTCCTACACTTTTTTCTTTGCTCGTTTTAGCATAATTAAAACCTATTATGTCTTTTGGAATGTATCGGTTATTTTGTATTATAGGTATTCGATAGTAGCCTTCCATATCTTCTCTATCTATTATCTCTAAATTATATATGTCATTTGTTCTATGTCTTTCATTTTCTTTAAATGCATTATCCATAGTCTTAGTATTATGCATAATATATCTCTTCCTTTTTGTTTTTTCCCTTATTTTTCTCGTGATAATATTTTATAACTTCTTCTATTGACCCTCTTTTACTGTCTTTTTTTATATAATCACAGCATTTTGTTATAATCATATTGTCATACTTTGTTACATATATTCCTCTTTCACAATTTTCATTTTTGCAATTACTACATACTTTTTGTATGTATTCTTTTATGTCTCTATCCATATTTTTCTCCTTTGTAGCATAATAAAAGAGCCTATCTTGTTTAATAGACTCTTTATTTTTTTGGCGACAAACTATGGACTTGCACCATATAGCCGTTAAGCTACGCATGTCTTAGCAGGACAGCTCCAGACTTTCTGAATTAATTTGCCATATATATTCTCTTGCTAGAAAAGAGAATATATCATGCACCTTAAGACTTAATCTTTGAAGGAGGCAAATTACTTGCCAAACATCTATATTAACTCTAGCAATTAATATCAATAAAAATAGTCTAACGAGTTAACCTTCGTCAGACTATTTTTTACAAAAGACGACTAATATTAAAGAACTTAGCCTTTAAATATTTATTTCTATTATACTTATATCATATTTTTTTACTGAAATTCAATGAAATTTACTGTAGTACTTTTATAATTTTGAATAATTATATAATGCTTCTCCGTGAATTTGATATACACGTCGCTCTGTTTCAATTCCTAATTCGCCTATAATATATCTCCAACTCTTTCCTCTGCTGTATCTCATAAACAATACATCTCGATGTGGATATTCTAATTTATCTATCTTGGTATCAATTTCAAATTTCTTTTCAAGCAACTTCATCATTCTTTCTGGTATTTCCTTTTCAAGCTCATCTATTTTATCTAAACTGTCAGTAAATTTATCTGTACTCATACTATTACTATTTGTTTTTGTCTTCGAAAGTCTGGTTGTTGTTTTCTCCAAAAAACCTTTCACTTCTTCAATATCGTCTTCTTTTTCTTGTATGTATTTAACGTCTTTTCTATATTCTCTCAGCTCTTCCTTGGCCTCTTGAATTTTCTGCTTTTCCTCTTCTGTTAAAATTCTTTTTTGTTTTGCCATTCTTTTGTACCTCCTTAATTATTGATTTTTAAAAAATCTATGTTATAATTATGTATTATGCAGATGTGGCGGAACTGGCAGACGCACTAGACTTCCAATCTAGCGGAGCAATCCATGTGGGTTCGAGTCCCACCATCTGCACACAGCACTCATATTTTTATGAGTGTTTTGTTTATTCTTCTCTCACTTTCTTTTCGAAATATTGTTTTACTTGTTTAATACAATTACTATAATAATCATCTCTATCTATAAATAAACTATTTTCATTATAATCTTTGTCAAATATCCATTCTGCCATCTCGTCTATTATCTTATCTTTCTCTATATTCTTCTTACCTGCTATTACTAACTCACTTAATGCTTTGTGATATAAGTATTCTTTCTTTTCTAATTCTTTTTGTAGCTGTTGTATTAGATTTAATACTGTTTCTGTGTGTTTTTGTTCTTCTCTCAATTGACTTGCTTCTTCGTCAAAATCGTTTTCATCACATATATTTGCGTTTTCTATGCATATTTCTATTCTTTTTTCTAAAAATTCTATTGCTTCTTTTTGTTCTCTCGTCATATACATCACTCTCCTAATCTACCTGTATAAAAAATTTTCCTCTTTTTCTGCACTCATTATCTAGCCACTTCCTGCCTTTTTCTGTTAATATTGCTCCAAAGTATGCTAAATGTCCTGTTTTTGTGTTTTTATTATCATATAAGTCTTTCTTATTACCTACTATTTTTTCTAATTCTTTCATGTCGCTGATGATATTTATTAAGCTCTTATCGTATTGTTCTACTTCTCTTAATAGTTTTGCTTCTTTAATTCCAAATATTGTTGCTCCATCTCGAGCTAAAAACATTGTTTCTAAGTGTTCTTCAGTTAAAATATCTTCCATCTTCACACCTCTTTCTTGTTTCTCTATTTATTTACTTTTTCTACTAATCCTGCTTGAATTAAATCATACAATTTATTTTGTATTTTTTCTGGTATATAACGCCTTTCAAGCTCTATTTTTATTTCATCATTGTTATTGTGACATGGTATTAAATCTATGTAAATACTTGCATCTCCGTCAGTTTTGCTTGTTGTTTTATATATCGGTCTATCTCTTGTGCCAAATTTAAAACCGTGTTCTTTAAATTCTCTATAATCTACATTATCTTTTTTTCTTAACATATATTTTCTCCTTTCACAATTTTCAAAATCTCTTTTCTTACTTCTATTTTTGCATTTAACTTATGTATTTGTGTTTGATAGCTGTTTCTGTAGTATTCGCTTGTTGCTGTTCTTCTCTTTTCTTCTAGTTTCTTTACTTCAGCATTATCGCTTTCATTATCTTGTTGTAATTTGTTTATTAAGTTTTGTTCTTTTGTCTCTAGTTGTTGTAACTTCTTTCTGTATATACATTTTTCGCATATCTCATGTGCTTGTGCTTCTCTTTGTGCATATCCTGCCCAGTATGCATTTTCTCTTTCTTCTTTACTTATCATCTAGCCACCCCAACTCTTTGCATTTTTCATTTATTGCTTGTAGTTGTTGCATTGTTATATATTCGCTCCTTATACCACAATAGCTATCAATAACTTTCATATCTTTTTTTAAACTTATTCCTTGTCTATTTTCTCTACTTACATAATCTATACTTGTATCAAATTCATATTTGTTAAATCCTAACTTATTAAACATCTCATCTGCTTCTGTCATACCTATTCCCCCTTTGCACAATTTCCACAAATTATTTGGCTACCTAGCTTGCCTTCTTCAAATGTTGTATATATTTCTTCTCCAGCTTCAAAACTTTTTCCACATTTGCTACACACTTCTTCTACTGGCATATTGTGTTGTCTTCTTTGCTCTTTGTATGTAGTATAATCACATTTTAGTTTCTTAATGTTTGTAAATGCTTTTTCTTTATGTATTTCTGTTGCTCTTTCTAGTGCAAATGCTTCCTCATAAGATTTATCTAATTTCTTTAAATCTTCTTTTGACATATCTTTCATCTTTTTATTTTGACATATAGTACATAAGCCTAAACCTTTTTCAAATTCTTCTTTTGTATATTTTTCTTGTGTAAAATTTGAATTACTTCTATCAAATCCATCTGGGTCTAGTATTTCTATTCCTTCATTTTTAAACAATTCCTTTGCCCATTCTTCATAGGTCTTTACTTCTAATTCTTTTTCTACTTTCTTTTTACTCATAATCCTCCTCCTAATTCTTTGCCTTAAAATTATATATAGGCTTTATTATTTTAACTATTTCTACTGTGTTTTGTATGTTATCTATTATCTCTTGCATAGGCTTATAAACAAATGGTGCTTCATCTATTGTTTCTTCTACTACACTTGTTGTATAAATATCTTTCATACTTTCCTTAAAATCTTCTAACTTAAATGTTTCTTTTGCCTTATGTCTTGACATTATTCTTCCTGCTCCATGAGGTGCTGAGTTGTTCCATTCTTCATTTCCTTTTCCAATTGCTATTATTGAGCCATCACGCATATTTATTGGAATTAAAACTTTTTCTTCCTTTTTAGCTGATATAGCACCCTTACGAACTATATTATCTTCAAATGAAATATAGTTGTGTATTGTTTCAAAACTATTTTCCATAATAGGTGGATACATATCTGGTATATATGTCATTGTAAAGTATTCAATTAAAATCATTTTTGCTATTTGTAATCTATTTAAACTTGCATATTTTTGACATATTTTCATATCGTGTAAATACATTTCTCTATATTTTCCTTCTAAATAACACAATTCATTTGGTAGATTAGGTTTGTTTTCCTTATATTGTTTTTCTAATTCTTTTAATGCTTTTTGTATGTCTTGTTTTCTTCCTTGCTCTTTATATGTTTTGATTATTTCCTCTTTCTTTTGATACATTTCTTCTTTTCCAGAACATAATTCTATTGCTAAGTTTTGATAATAGTCTGCTACTTGTTTTCCTAGATTTCTACTGCCTGTGTGAATTACTAAATACTTATTACATTCATCGTCTATATCTACTTCTATAAAATGATTTCCTCCACCTAATGTACCTATCGCCCTATTAAATTTCTTTGTTTCTTTTAGTTCTCTTAAACAATATAAGTCGTTTATTGGCTCAAATTCTAGTAGTTTATGCTCTCTTATATTTCTTCCTGCTGGTATGCAATTATTTATTACCTCATCTAATCTTTGTAAGTCTAAATCTACTTTACCCAATTCAACACATAACATACCACAACCTATATCTACTCCAACTATATTTGGTATTACTTTGTTTCCTAAATCTGCTGTAAATCCAATTACACAGCCTTTACCTGCATGAACATCTGGCATTATTCTTCCTTTGCAATTTTTAAAAGGCTCTTGTTCCAGTAACAAATCTATTTGCTCTATTGCCTCTTGTTCTATATTATCTGTAAATATTTTTAAATCTTTCATTCTATTTACTCCATTCTACTCTATTTTTATCATTTACTATTGCTTCAAATTCAATGCCGTTTTCTTTTAATTCACCTATACAATCATCTATTGAAATATATCCTCCTCTAAATGCGTCTACATTGTCCCATATTCTAGCCATAACCTCTGGTAGCCTTTTTTTGCCTAAGCCACACACATATCTTAATGTATAAGCTACTGCTACACTATATATATCAAGGTATTGGTCTATTAGTTTTTTGTTTTCTTTTTCTGCTTCCACAATAATATCATTTTGTACATCATCTATCCATTTTCTTAATTTCTTAGGATTATCAAATACCTTTGTTAATTGTTTTTCTTGTCTTTTGGTTAAGTTCATTTCTTTTTCTCTCCAATCTCTTTAATATTCCCAATAATCTATATCTATATCATTTGTTATCTCATCTACTTGCAAATCATATACTTGTCTATTTATTTCTTCTTCAATTTCTCTATTATCTAAATTATCATCTATTTCTACTTCAAAACTTATTGGAGTAAAATATACTGTTATTCTTTTTTTCATCTGCATTCTCTCTTTCTTTTTCTAAATTTCGTGTAAATAAATAATTATACAAATAACTAGCTGTTGATATATCTATTTCTTTACCATTTTCATCTATGAGACAACCTTTTTTATACTTTCTTCCATAATCAAGTTCATATAGCCAGTAACTTATTGTATCTGTATCATTAAATATATTTTCTAATAACTGTACTACTATTGTTTCGTGTCCTATGCATATACTTCCTGCATTCATAAAGTCCATTTCTTGATTATCTATATTCTCTCTAAATAAGTCTTGTATTTTATCTTGTAAATCGTTGTAATCTCTAAGCCTTTTAATTATTTTGCAAAATTCTTCTTTACTAATTAACATTTTTCCTTCTCTCCTTATAATATCTATTTTTCTTCTAATAGTTCTTGTAAAACCTTTATAATTTGTCTATCTGCTACATTATCTACCCATTCAACATCAGTTTCAATTCCTTGTTCTGTATATTCTCTATATTTTTCTAACTCTTTATTTATTTCTTCTATCTTCTCTCTTATTACTTGTTTTAATAATGAGTTTTTTATAACTTCAGTTGACATTTGTAAAAATATTTCTTGCTCTATAATTTTATTTTCTTTATTATGATTATCACATTCCAATTCTTTTACTTTATCTTCTAGTTCTCTAATTTTCTTGTATTGTTCTACACTTTCACCTTTTACTTTGTCTATCATATTTACATCGTAATCGTGTACTTTTTTATTGGCTTTATCTTGAAACTCTAATCTTTTTACTGTTTTTTCTAGTTGGTCTATGTATTGTAGTATATTTTCTATTTCCTCTATACTTATAGTCTCATCTTTATCTCCTGTAATATAACCTAATACATGACAACCTTTATCAAAATTCAACTTCTTTTTTAGCTTTTCTATTTCTTTATTTATCATTGCTTGTCCTCCTTCATAAGTCTAGCATTTTTATTTATTATCCATTTAAAAACAAGTCTAATATTTCCATATTTATCCTTTAAATAATAATATTTATTATCAATTTTATATATTGTAATGTTAGAAAAGAAACCATATTGAATTACATCGTTAACCTTGAATTTATCCATAATATTCCCTCCTATTCAAAATCTTATTTAATTTTAACCGTTCAATACCATTCAATACTGTTCAATTTTTAGTTTTTCTACCATCTTTTTTTTAAATCAATGACTCAGTTACCCCTCTTCTATATAATAAAGTAAAAAAATATCTAAAACATAC